TAATGTCCGAGATTCGGTCATTGAGGGCAATCGTCGGCAGGGATTCCATGTTGTCCAGGCGGTAGATGTTGCCATCCGCCTGTAAGGGCTCCACGGTCAGGTAGCCCGTTTCCGCGTCCGCTCTGGGGAACGTCCCCGTTGCCTGACAGAGCCACCGCAGGATGTCCCCGCAGTTCTTTCCGTCCAGGGCTTCCGCATCACAGGTCAATTCTGCGCCTGCCAACGTCTCGTCCACCGTGACCATCTGTGAAAAGCTGTCCCCCAACTGGCTCACAATCGCCGTGAGCCACTCGGAAAGGGTCTCCGGCAGGGTCTCCGGCACCGTGAAGGCCCGGTCACTGAGTAGGCCCACAATGTCCACCAATGACCATTTGATGGTCATGCCGCTGTCGGCGGTCCGCCAGCCTCCATCGTGCTGGAAGAACACCCCGCAGGACACATACTCCGTCCCCTGTGTGGTGTCCACCCCCAGCCGGACCGGCACGGGCTGTCCCTCCTCGATACTGAGGAACAGGCCGCTTTTGTTCCGGGGATCGAAGCGCTTCTCGCTGTTGTCCAGGGTGATGCTGGCGGTTCCGTAGGGCAGCTTCAGCCCGGAAAAGTCCGTTTGCATCTGGATGGAAAGCCCAGTCAAATCGTCCTCGGTCCAGGTGTCCACGTACCCGGGGAAGATTTCCGTCACCGAAATGGCAGCGCTGGAACGGACTGTGATGGTGTCCGGGTAGTAGACCGTGAAGCCAGTCACCATGACCGTGGTTTCCGTGTTCCCGGTGATGGTCTCGCTATGGTAGACGTGCCCGTTCTGGGAGATCTCCACCGTGAAGCTGCTGGGCGCGGTCTCGAAGGTAAGCACCACGCTCTGGAGCACCGGGCACCCGGAGATGGCAAGCGAGACGCTGTTGCTCTCCGTGGTGGTCTCCCCGATCACCAGCCCCGGGGCCGACACCCGCAGGGGAATCTCCACCCGGACCCGCCGGGTGTCCGCCCCCACCGCGGACTGGAAATAGTCCGAGACATTAAGCATGAGGGTACACCTCCCGGAGGGTCACTTCATAATCTCCGTACATGGGTACGCCGTCGCTGCTCCACATGAACTTCGGGAACGTGAAGGAGGTCACCAGAAACGAAGCCGTCTGCAGGGTGTCCCCGCCGGGCGGCAGAAAACTGCACGCAATGGGCTGCCGCCACCCGGCTTCACAGGCCGTGAGAAAGCGGCCCTTTTCCTCTGCGGTCAGATAGCCGTACTGGTATTTAACCTCGTAGTATTCCCCGCTGACCTCCCGGACCAGCCGCCCGGAGGCCATGGTCAAATCCTGAGATTGGTATTTCAGCGTGCAGGAATACCTGCCCTTTTTGCTCTCCGGCAGCGTCAGGGCCACGCCGCCAACGTCTAAAATCAGTTGTGTCATAGCCCCTCCTTAACCGGTAGTCTGTACAATCTGATAGCCTCTAGCCGCCATAATCGGGATTAGATCATCCGCAACTATGTTGACTAGCGTTTCGCCGCTTATGTCGACGTGGATATCTGTAGCGCCGCCCTGGATGCTCTCAGCAATCCGATTCAGCGCGCTGATAGATTCTGCGTTCTGCTCGGTTATCTGCGTCAAGGCCGCAGTCTGGGCCTGTGCGTATTCCTCCGTTTGGAGACCGGACATATCCCGGTTGTACTGCTCAGTCAGTTCCGCAACATCGTTGGCGTAATATTTCTCAGCAATATCCTGGGCCATTTCGACGCTCTTGTTATAGGCCGTCAGATAGCGGTTCAGTTCCTCGCCGCCGAATTGCTGGAGCTGGTGCCAGTAGTCCACCACCTGCTGTGTGCTCATGCCGAGGATCTCATTCATGAGATTGTCCCCGACATATTTGCTCATGTCCTCCAGCGCCCGGTCATACTCCTGCAACAGCCGAATCTGTTCACGCGGGTCAGCTAAAATGGAATTGCCGTTTTTATCCGTTGTCCATAGGTCAAACGACGCCAGTTTCGACGCCATCTGCTCCTGGGCTTTCATAATCTCATTGTAGGCTTTCTGGAAATCCTCTTCAATCTGTTTTGCGGTTTTGGCTGCGGTGCCGCCCATTTCCTCGTACAGATCGTCGATCTCGTCCTGGTACTTCCACCACTGCTCTTCCAGGTCCATGATGTAACGGGAATTTTCTTCCACCCCCATAGCGCGGTAATGCTCCGCCTGTTCATGGACTGCCTGTTGCATGGATTTATACCAACTGATAATGTCGGTATTCGTGGCCCCGTGGCGTTTCATCATGAACAGCTCATGTTCCTGCGTGTCATAGAAGGAGCTGTAAACCTTCTCCCAGGCCTTGACTGCCACCTGGGCCTGATTAACCCCGGCCTCCATGATCTCGGTTGCAGCGTCCTCCAGGGCGCTCATGGCCTCGCTGGTGACCATACCGGCGGCCATGCCCTTTGTAAGCATCTGGCCTACTTCATCCCGCCACACCGTGGACGGGGAATGGATGCCAGCCGCCGCCTCTGCCGCCGCTTTTGCTGCGTTCACAGCGCTGATCGCCGCCGATTGAATGAACCCGGTTCCGGCCGTGATACCGGAGGCGATGCCCCGGGCAAGGTTCAGGCCCACGCTGGTGAAGTCTACGGCCTCCGCCCGGCTTTTGGCTCCCTCAACTGCGGATTCCGCCTCAGAACCTACGCCGTCCGCACCGTCTGATATTCCGCTGGCCAGATCGTCCATACGGGCCGTGCCAACCGTGGCAAATTCAATGGCGTCCGCCGCGTCTTTTGCCGCGTTGACTACATCCTCCGCAGCGCTGGTCACGGTGTCCATTGCATCAGATATGCCGCTTGCCAGGGATTCCATTTCGGTGGTACCTGCGGGTGCAAAATCGGCCTCCGTCGCAATATCAACCGCAGCACTCACAACCTCTTCCACAGCGCCGGATACCGAGTCCTGGCCGCTGGAAGCTCCGGTTGCAAGCCCCTCCGGGATTTCCGCACCGGCTGTTGACGCGGCTTCTCCGAGATTGGCTCCGGTGATCTGGTTGTAGATGGCCTCCATTGCCTCGCCGCCAGCGCCCTCAAACAGGGAGCCGAAGTCAGCAAGGTTGCCTTCCACGTCCGACATCATGGCCTGGACCTGGTCCGCCGCGCCGATGCCCATATCCTGCATGTACTGGACAAACGCCACAGCGCCCTCACTGCCGGAGGCTACCGCCGCCGCCATGAGTTCCTGGATGTTGCTGTTCCAGTTGTTATATGCCTCAATGTTAGACGCGAGATTGTTTTTCATCTCGTCCAGGCTCATACCCAGATCCGTGCCGACTGCCTGGAAACTGTTGACCACGCTGTCTGTGGCTCCGCTGACCTGGTTTGCCCATTCCTCCGCCGTCAGGCCGTTTTCCAGCAGCCATTGAGACGTCTGCTGGACGGAATAACCGTACGCCTCCGCCATAGACGCCAGCGCCGGGTATTCCCCGGAGAGGCTTTGCATGGTAGACATGAGTTCTTCCAGCGCAGCCTTTTCCGCTTCCTCTGCCGCAGTAGCAGCCGCAGCAGCAGCTTCCACAGCGGGTGCCATTGCCGCCTGCGCCCCGGCGAACTTCTCACCAGCTTCCGCAGCAGAGCTTAACCCTGCTGCAACCTCCGGCGCAGATGCCTTTAAGCGTTCTACGCGTTGCAATTCATCGTCCGACATTCCGATCATACCGGAAATGCGATCGCTAGTCATCCCGCCATTTTCGTGGATCTTCGCCAGCAAATCTGCCGCTCCGTTCGCCAAATCGGTTAGGGCTGGTAGCCAGTCAGATGCGGCTTCGTGAGTAAATCCTTCCCACGCTGTTCTAAGGTCTTGTACTGCGTCCTTGTATGCCGCCGCGTCCGCCACGGCTTCTTCACTCATGACGCCGCCCAGCTCGTGGACCCGGTCCCGCATTTCTTTGGTTTCCTCTGCCGATTTGTTCAGCAGTGCGCCGAGTTCCGTTGCGCCACGGCCTAACAGTTGCCCAGCTAAATACGTCCGTTCCGTGGTGTCCCCCACGTTCTGGAGCGCCGTAATTGTGGCGTCGAACAATTCCTCCTGAGACATGGATGCTAACTGCTGTTGCGAAATCCCTAAACGCTCAAATGCCGCGCTGTTGGTCTCCGCCGCCGACGCCAGGGTTTTCATGGACGATTTCATGGTCTCCATGGATGTGCCGCAGTGTTCCATGACTGCGGCCCATTCCTGGTATGAATCCGTGCTCATGCCCATCTTCTGGGACATTTTGTCTATGTTGTCGCCAAAATCAGCAGTATCCTCGATCAGTTGCTTGATCGCGTCCGCCACTTTGAGAACTCCGGCAACAGTCGCGGCTCCGGCCAGCTTGTCCATAATCATGTCGCCTAGCGCCGATACAGACCCGGAGGCATTCCCGGCATTTTCGCCGATTTCGCTTTCACTGTCCGCCAACTGGCGGATGCTTTCCTTTGCTTGGTCTGCCTCTCCCTGTGCCTCTGCCAGCATATACGCCAATTCCTGTGCGCCGCCTGTCGCGGTGCCGTTTTCGGCGGTGTATTCCCGCAGGGCGTCCGTAAGCTGCCGCACTTTCTCCTGTGCCAGATTATACTGAGCCTGTAGCTCTGTCATGGTTGAAGATGAATCCTCAACATCGGCAGACATACTCTGAAATCCAGAAGCTGCATTTTTCAGTTCTCGTTCAAACTCCCCGGTGTCCAGGGTAATTTTCGCTGCTAAATCAAAAACGTCTATTGTGTCTCACCACCTAGCGTTCTGAGTCTTTCCGCTACATTCGCCCGGATTTCCTCCTCAGACTGGACGGGAGCTTCCGGTGTGCGGTTTATAATGTCGTAATACCGTTTTGTCATGTGATGGCCTCCCGCAAACCGAGCCGTATTCTCACTGATAGTTTGCAGGCAGTCCGTAACATACACCTGATACGTCTGGTCCCGGAGGCGTTTAGACCACCGGGAGCGAACGTAGCTCATGAATATTCCTATTTCCTCTGGGCCTCTGTATTCTCCGAGGCAGAGCCAGAAGGTTTCCTCCGCTTCTGGGTCGGTGTAGGAAAAAGGCCGCGCACATCCTCATTATTAAGCACGTCCATGAGTTCGCTGGGGAGATCCCCAAATGTGAATTGCTCCGCGTATTCCTCAACGGGTGTGCAGTTGTACGCCGCCAGAGCCGCCAATACCTCGTCCGGGTATTTGTCCAGCATGATGCCGACTGCCTCCAGCAGGTTGCCGCCACGAAATGCCGTAGCAACCTCTTTGTCGGAACCAATTTTGAGAATCGGCTTCGCTACCGTAGCCCATGCCCGGATTGCATCCACGCCCCTCGATTCAGTAATTTTCATATTTGCGCTCCTTTCAAAAATAGGCCCCACGAATGGGGCCTGAATGGTATTTTGTCTTAAGCTGCCGGAATCACATAAACGCTCATGGGAACGGTGTCCTGTGCGCTAATGCTGTAGTGTCCAGTGAAGGTGAAACTAGAGGTTGCCTTCGTGGCCTTGCCAGTCTGGAGAGACAGGCCGCCAGTAGACAGAGCGTTGCTCAGTTTGACCGCAACACAACCGCCATCAGCAAGCGGACCAACCCACCACAGGTCAGTGAAATCGGTGGTAGCCAGGTCATTCCGCAGAGTGATATTGTTTCCAGACACATCCGCAGCCGCCAGCGTCTTTTTGACGGATGCCACGGAAATCGTCAGCATCGTGCCGGACATGGTGCATTCCCAAGAATCCAGATGCTTAAGTTCCAGCATGTTCACCGGGCAGTTGTCGATATCCTCGCCCATGTCCGAGAACGTAGGCGTTGCGCTGATCTGGATGCCGCCCTGTGTAGCTGCCAGAATGTCGTCATTGGTGTATGCGGCCTCCTGAGTACTGACCTTCGCGATGTCAAACTTGGTCAGCAGCAAACCAGCCTCGGTAACCAGAGAGTCAAACGTATCAGTCGGAATCTCATAGTAATTCATATTTTTTCCCCCTTAGTATGCGGTTAAATACTCCGCCATAAAATTAATTACGATACCGAGAACATTCGGATCGTCTTGGTCAACCATGGGCTGCGCGAATGGTGTTTCGCCAACCCAATACCTAACCCTGCCATCGTCAATTTCGACAGTAGTCCCGCGCTCGTTCTGTAGTGTCCGGGCAATCTCGTTGGCCTTCTGCTTCACCTGCGCCCATGACGGGCCACGGCTCCACAATGTCGCAGTTTGAGACACGGGATGGTCGAAATCTGATACAGCGCCGGTGTAAATGATGTACGGAAGCTCTGCATTGTCTGGCGCAACATTTTCATACGCCGTCCAGCCGAACCGATTCCAAAAACTATCCAGCCATTTCCACTTATCCATGGAAATCCCACTCCTCTGCTGTAACCTGCCGCATATTCAGCCCCGCAGATGCAGGAGTTTTCTTGTCGGTGCCGTTAGTGATAACCCGCAGCACCAGCCCGTCAGAGGCACGGCGCAGAACGTCATGAAACATAAGCTGTACGGATTTCTCCGTTGTGATGGTGTAAACACCCGTAACGCCCTGTTTTTGGGCTGCTTGGGCCTGTATGGAGCTGTCATGCACTACTGCCGCCTGGATCTCAGCGCCTTCCGTCCACGTGGTGATAACACCGCCGTATCCGTCCTTTGCGGTGGTCTTGTCCAGCAGGACCCACGTCTCCATAGATTCGCTAAGTAGGCTCATATCTTCCTCCATTGGTTCATCTGCGCCCGGAATGCGTCCCATACGGATGCCGTACCACTACCGGAAGATCCGGACGCCTTGGAATAGCTGTACCCGCCGAAGCTCTCGGACTGATACGGAGATGCCGCCGACGCGCCGTACTGCGTCTCCCACGCCGCCATTTCCTCTGACAGGCTCACTACCTCTGCCGGGATCGCCAGCGCCCACACAGAGCCACTGAACGTCTCGCTCTTGAGTGTGGGATCCGGGTACTGGTGTACGCCGTCATTGAACACGGACCCAATAATGCGGAAATACTGCCCGGATTGCAGGTCCAGCGCATCCCCGTTGGCCCAGGTGATCGCGCCGTCAGAAATGGCAAATTCCCCGTACCAGCGGTCTACATCCCACCAGTTACGGAGCTTTTGACACAGTTTTGTGAGCATTTCCGATCACCTCCCGCATTACGCCAGGTATTTCGCCCGAATCCAGCCGCCGTCTACCTTCGCCCATCCATCGCGCTCCTCGGCAACCTCAACGGGTGCCCCGTTCGGGAGAACCGTTTCCAGTATTCTCCCGTCAGGGTCGGCCCGGAGGTTTGCGCCATAAACAGGCGTATTGACTATGCGGTGTTTCGGTTGTTTCTTCGCCGCCATTAAGACGCAGTGATGGTGCCCTTAACGACGCCGCCAGCGTACTCCACGAGGATCTGGAGGCCGTCCATAACCAGGCTTTCGATGGTAGCGCGGGTCTTGTCCGCATGGCCGGAGCTGATGCCGATATAGCCCAGCTCGTCGGCGGTCAGGTCAAACGCCTGCGCAATATCGCCGTTCATGGTCAGGTAGTAAAGAATCAGGTTCTCCTTCGCAGTCGCCACAAAGGTGCCCTTGGTGATCCGGCTGGAGGTGATGACCGTACCCAGACCCAGGAAATTCTCGATGTAGTTCATGCCGAACACGGTCTGCAGGGAAACCTGCGCGGTGCCGAGATAATCAGCCACATCCTCGGGATTGAGGAAATACACCGCCTGTGCGGAATCATCCTCAAAGGCAACCTGAAGCTTGCCCCAAGCATTCGCCAGGGCCGCCTGCAGGCCGACGCCAGTCGCGGTTGCGCTTCCGGTGATAGTGCCGTTCAGGAACGAGAACATATCGGTCCGCACGCCCTTCTGTACATCCCGCAGGAGTGCGGAATCAGTGTCACGGACAGCGGCCTC